GATATGCCCCATCACGTTCCATTTCTTGTTGCCAACTTGAACTAAACTGCGGAGAGCAGTAACTACACTTGAGATTACAAGCGTTGTTGAAATTAACTTCCACATAACTGGGAATGATGTCATCTTCAGATCCTTGACTATTTTTTATTTTTTCAAAATCTACTGCGGCCCAGGGCTCGCCTGATCTATAATGGCGATCACTCAGTTTGTTTTGATCTTCCATGTTCCAGCAATACTGACACTCAGCAGGCTTTGTGCCTGCCAGCATGAGTTTGCGTTGTTGTTTTTTGTGCTCGGTATTGTGCAGTGCTGACGGATTGCGTCCAATATCTTCTATGTTGATACGATGCAGGGGAGGATGATAGCAGCTATTGTTGAGTCCTGTGGGCAAGTGTAGACTAACTTGTTTCCACTTGGCCAGGCACAGTGCAGGTCCTAATTTGTCCTGCATTTGTTCTGCTGCATTTAAAAAATGGCTTTGATCGCCTTTGGTCATTACCAACCTTCACGTTCTCGGATAACGTCAATTTCTCGCACCATTGCTCCACGGTTGTGCCAGTCGCTGCGATAGTGCTGTTTGAAGAATGCTGATTGTTCTGCTTCCAGCATGCTCATGGGCAAGCCCAGTTGTGTGCCTAGATCAACTCCCACACGATTTGCCACAATGCGTGGTTCACTGTCTTTTACTGTGAGCCACAACTGATCCAGTTCAGCAAAGTCTTGCACCTGCGTATGATCCCAATTGGTCAGCATGGTCATGTAAGTGCCCATTCGCGAACCTGCAATGGCCCACATGCCATGGTCAACATCTGCACCTACATTGTGCCATATGGTAAGATTGTCTAGATTTCGTTTGTGTACACGATCGGTAAATTCTTCTGTGCTGGGTCTGCGTCCACGGTCCAGACACATTTTAACGCCTTCTCGAAAACCAGCACGCCAGGCTTGGCTGGCACTGCCATTGGGATATGTTGTGCTGTAGCAATCGTGCATGGGCCAGTACTGTGGGTTGAAACAAAATTCAACCTGTGTTTCAACACTGCCGTCTGTGGCTTCATGAGTACGCATTTGCGCCACAAACTCTCGAGTCCAGCTGCTCAATCCACCATTGCCATACATTAGCCCATTGATGTGATTACGTGCTCTCCAGCGAAATACTGCCTGTTCATATTCAGCTGTGGGAAAACTAAGCGTTTGATTAAAAAAGCTGGGGTCAGGAATATTGTCTCCGTCCACAAGAATAAATCTTTCTGTGGTAGATGCTTCTGCTGCGGCCTTGTGTGCAGCATCACTACCTTTTACACCATCAACTCGTACTGCCCAAGGCACCATGTTTTTGATCTTGGTCCAGGTTTCTTCTTTGTTGGGTTCATCGTAACTCAAGTAAATGCAGTCTAGGTCTGCTATGTCAATTTGCTTCATATGTTTTTTTGCTCCAGGCACAATAAGGTTCAGATTCAACTACCACAGCCACGTCAGTTGGGTGACAGTGTGTGCCTGCGGGTGCAGGAGTTAGTTTGTTGACTGTGCGCCATTTTGTTTCAGTCAACACACCATTTACCACACGCACACGACTGGGGCTACGAGCGTAGGTTGCAGCATCAATCTCAATGTAGTTACCGGGCAAATGCTCCATGCTGTAAAATAGCAAAACCCCAACTGAGTCATGGTACAGTCGATAGGTTAATGGCTGTGTTTCGGGCACTGCATGCAGTATGCTCCAGAATTCATCAGGTGTCATGGTCGCCATTCCTTGATATGATAATGAAATGCACCCCATTGTGCCACGGTATTGATACGCAATGGATCATGTTCCCAGGTCAATTCGTGTGTCCAACGATCTGTTGTGCCTGCGTGGTGCGGTTTCATGTGAACAATTTGTGGATATGTAACAAAAGGCATGGTAACTCTTTGTTCGCCTATGATCTGTGCAGCCATAGCATACACTAGATCAGTGTCTGCTACCGCAGGTGCAAACTTTATCAGTGTGCGAACGTGTTCCCAGTTGGCAAATATATCCCGAACTAGATCAAAGAATTCTTTTGCAGTTTCACTCAGTCGCCAGTAAGTAATGGCGTTGTACACATCAGGCAAATGATTTTGATCAAACACTCGGCGATAGTGCCGAGCAGTGCTAACATCGCCGTGCCAGTTTCTACATCCTGTACTGATCACAACGTCACGGTGTCTAAACAAGTCCCACCAGTGTGAGATAGGGCTAGCAATCAGCATGTCTGCTTCCAGCTTGATTGTTTCACGAAACGGTGTTAACTGAAATACTGCTGCGTCATTGGCATAGGCATTTTCCGCCGCCGCCGGCAACAAATGCACATAATCAAACACAGGATCCTCTACTGGTTGATCTGTTATTAAACACACTTTTGCAGCAGGATGCTGTGTCTTTAGACTTTGAACCAACATGCCAGCGCAACGAACGTAGTCAACTGTGTCTGTGTTGACTGCTACCACAACATAACCTTGTTCTTCAATGGGCCGCAATTATGTTCTCCAAGTGCTGTTTGCCCATGGCATGAAAATCTGTAGTATGCCATTGAATGTATTTTGATTGGTTGTCTGGGTCGCAATATGTGATGCGGTATGCATCAGTTTGGTGTGCAATTTTGGTCAGCACTGTGTCTGGCATCACAGTCAGTAAGGGCCAAGGTATTTCATCTACTTTGCCTGTGTGGCCGCTTACAATTCCCAGGGCAATGCTTAGGGCAAAATCATTACGATAGGTCTTTTTGTCAATGCCATACAATGCTCGATAATGTTCCCAGTTGCTTCGTATCATCTGCATGCAGTCAAATATGTATTGTGCAGTGTTTGATCGACGAAATACCATTACTGTGGCCCACCACATGGGCATGTCATGGCGCCCAAAAACATTGAGTCCTTTCAAAGGATGCCCAGTGTTGAAGTTGACGGCCGATCGATGACACATAAAGTCTGTGTTGTATTCTAAAATTCTTTTGAGATCAGAGCAGGCTACCACATAGTCAGCGTCCAATACCAGGGTACGATCCCAGGGTGTTAGATCATATGCGTTGACCCTGCCAGCATTGTGCCAGGTCACTGTGCTAGCGTAATCTTCAAAGTATCGTGTTCCACCAGATTTGGCTGTGGCTGGCACGACTTGATCAAATCCATTGAGTCTAGGGTCTGCAGGGTCTGCATCTGTAACAACTGCAACTGGTATGTCAAGATGTCTGCGAATGTTTTTAGCACTCCACGCAGCCATGGCCAGGTAGTCGATTTGTTCATTGTTGAACGCAAAAATAAGTGCGCCTGTGGTCATCGTTTTTGACTGTTGGTTTCGTATTCTACTAGCCAAGCATTCATTTGCTCTTGCCAGCGTTGTTGTGCTGCCAATTCAAGTTCTCTAACATCAACTCTGATTGGAGCGTCATACAAATCCAGCAACACTGCTGACTCGTCGGGACATGTTGCCAACACAGTCAGCAGTTCAGGACCGGCACGCCACATGCCGCTGGCGTAGGCAAACAACATACGTGCTTGGTATTTTTCTTTGAGTATGCGACGAGCAGTCACATGATCAAAACGTGCTCGCGAGTGAACAATTAAAGCATCAGTATCCATGCTAGTAGTATACAGGAAAAAGTAACAAAGGTAAAGGGCCTTGCGGCCCTTTTGGTTAGACTGTGGTTGCTGCCACTGTTGGGGTTCCCCAACTTGCAGTAGTCAGATAGGTTGTACTAGGTGGGAAATAGGTGCAAATTGTGGTTGGTGCTGTTCCAGGAGTGGCTCCCGTTGAGGCTGTGCCACCCGAAATTGCGTCGCCGTCGCTGGCACTCCATAATGTGGTAAATGTCAGTATGGTGCTTGCAGCGTTGAGAGCAGCACTGTGTTGGATAAAGTTGCTGGTGTAGGGAACAGTGTCAGCAAACTGCTTGTAGATAATGGTAGCTGCACCGCCGGGAGTCAGGTCATAGAATCCTGTGGTGGTGAGCAATATGTTTGGTGTGCCTGTTCCGCCAACTTTGGTTGTGCCTGTGTAAGATGCGCCTGAAATTACAGCAGTTCCAGTGCCACCCGTGAAGAAAATGTCGCCACACAAGGTATTGGCCAAGTCATTCCATTCTGGGTCGCCCAGGTCGCCAGTGGCTGTTTTGCTCACATCCAGCTTGATGCGACCCCCACCGTTGAAAAAGTAACGTGCTGCTGCTGCACTGGCAAATGTCACTGTGTTGGTAAATGTAAAGCTCCAAGTTGCTCCCGAAGTAGCAGCAGTCTTTGAGTTGGTGCCAGTCCAGGCTGTATACTGTGTGCCGTTGGCCACAGCGTTGAGTCGGTTGGTAGTTATGTTGGTTAGGTCTGTGTTGAGAGCAGCAAGAATCTGAATCAGGTTGCCAGTTACAGGAGCTGATCTTGCTGTGATAGTTGTGCCAGTTTGGCTGCCCATGCTGCTGATAGTATTAACAAGACTTGCCCAGTTGGTTGCAGTAACAACTCCGGCTGCACTCACAGTGCTTAGTGCTGTTTGTCCCCAACCTTTATCAGTAGCACCGGTGGCCCAAAGATCATTGACGTTGGCGCTTGCAGTGGTACTGGCAAAACCATTGTAGTCTGTGGCCTGGATCAAGCCTCCTGATGAATAAGTCATTTTTTATCCTAATTATTTGCTAATGGTCACAATGGCTTCAACTTCCCCTAGCTCAGGAGTTCGTTTGTGTGCCAATGCACGACCCAATACGTTGAATGCAGTGGCTTCGCCAGGCTGTGCCGCTCTAGCAACACCATTACCAGCTGATACCAAGCGGTCACCTTTGGCCACACGTCCAATCACTTGAACAGGAACTCGTCCAGTCATAGCCACCGGCGGGTGTGTGTTGTCATCACCAGCCATGCCATTCATCAAGTAAGCAGCCCGTGTGCTGATAACGCCAAACACATTTTCACTGAGTTCATCTCTAGCACGAGTAATTTCCATTTCTCCGCCTAGTTCAACCACAGTTCCTGCTGAGTATACAGCATCGGCTGCAAAACGTTCTGCAACGTCAGCGTATGCTGCTGTGGTAGATTGAGCAAACACACGGTTAAATGGGTTACTTACACTACCAATATTACCAACGGCATTGCCCGGAGTGGTTATATTGTTCACGTTAACAACGTTAGCATACACAGTGCTTGTGTCAATCACAACCACATTGGCTACACCTCCCACGTTGAAGTTGATGTTGCCACCCGAAGTACCAACCTGGCCCGCTGTTGTACCATTTTGGAATTGGGTAACGCTCACACCCAGACTCAAGCCTGTGAGTTGTGAACCATTACCAAACAAGTATGAACCTGTAACGTTGGCAGCACTGATGATATTGCCAGTGGCAGTGATACGACCAGCTGTGTTGACATTGCCAGCAATAACGTTAGCCAGGGCGCTGACTGTTGCACCTTGGACTAGGGCAGCAGTGATAATATTGCCCCCAGTTACGTTGCCTGTGGCACTAACCTGTGCACCAGTAACCAAGTTGCCCCCAGTTACGTTGCCAGTTACACCAAGGGTGGTACCCACTGTGGCAGCATTGGCAATTGCAAATGTGCCATTTGAGCCCAGAGCACGAGCCACATTGTAAGTGGTTCCGCCTACGTTGGCCTGAATCACCAAATTACCGTTACTGATGTCGCTTTTGACGTTGGCATCTGTTGAGGTGGTGTTTACGTTGAATACGTTGGCTGCACCAACAAACAAACCCACATTGTTCTGCACACGCACAGTACCAGTGGTAGCTGTGTTGGCCGTCGCTCTCATGAAGTCAGTAGAGTCCAAGTTGTCCAACAATGCAGCATTAGTAGCAGTACCTGCAAACACCGGGCCACTACCACCAGTGTTAGATAGTGTAATACCAGTATAAATTACAGGGAATGTGGTTACTGTGGGGGCTGCTGGTGTAAAGTTAGCGTCTTTGCTCACAATAGCAACACGAGTGTTGTTCACATACAAACTGGTCACAAAGTGTGGTGTGCCGCCGTTGTCATTGATAGTTTCAGGAATGGCGCCAGCTGTGCCTTCAGCGGATGTAAACGCAGGGCCAACCACAATAAAACCTGTGCCAGTATATACTTTGACTTGCTGATTTACTGTGTCGTACCACAGGTCGCCTTGCACGTTTGATGTTGGTGCAGATGCACTAGAAGTAGCAGCGCTAATAGTCTTGAATATTGTGCCGTTGTAGACTTTTAGCAAGTTATTGGTTTTGTCCCACCACAATTGTCCTGTTAGTGGAGCGCTGGGTGCAGTGGTGTTTGAACCGTTTTCCAGCAAGTGGATAAAGTTCTCGTCGAGAAATTCACCGTAACCGGCATAGTTTTTACCTACCAGTATCATGCTACTAGCAGTGTTTACTGTGCCGTCAGAAATGGTTGCAAATACTGTGCCGTCAGTAAGATTAATTGTATATGCCATATTGGTCGCCTTGTTCCTAAATTAATTATAGATATTTATACAGCATTGATGTTGCTTAATGTCTGTATACGTAGAGTGTAGTCAATCTGAATTTGACGGTTCAAACTCTTTTGTACGGGGTGAAAAATAACGTGTGTGATCAATCGCAGATCCTCTGCACTTCCGTTCCAGGTTTTGAGTCCTAGTTCGTCAAACACAAACTCACCGTTGAAGTTGGTGCTGTTATCAAATGCCTGTTGTTGTGGTGGCTCGCCATAATCCAGCAAACACTGTACTAAAATATCTGTATAAACATTGCCCGACGTGTGTAGCACAGTCATTTTGTTGTTTTCAGGATCTGTGTCAGCTGCTGAATTGTCGTTGACAACTTTGGCATAAGTTTCGTTGTACAGGTCAGCATTTTGTCCTGTGGTGTTTGGGGGCAAATAAGTGATAACACCAGTGGGATCCACTGAGCTGCCGCCGTTGCCAAACGCCATTTGATATATGTAGCCTAGATTTCGATCACTCAGTGTTTGTGCCATAGCAACACTGATATTTTCGTAATGAATAGCGTTGTGATCGTTGTAGAATATTTCACCACTTTTGGGGTCGTAGACTTTGACATGGCCGGTGATTTTAGCTAGTCCAGGAGTGATCATGCTCGTCCCTCCACATAAGTTTTTTGTGTTTTTGGGTCATAGATTCTCATGTGAGCCTGTACCGAAACGGTCCCTTGTTCGTTGGGTTTACGAGCCTTTGCAGCAGGAGTTGCTGCTTGTTTTGGCTGAGTTGACTGTGTATTTGCCATGGTCACTTATTTACCTTGCTTTATAAGCCGCGCAAGAACCTTGCGGCCGGAGTATTGGTTTCTTGCAGTGCATTACCGTCACTAGGAGTTCCTACTCCAGGCGCATACCATGTGACGCCTTTGCGTACCAACATGGTAACTTCAACACCTGCTGGTGGCGCAACGAGTTCAGGGTATGTAGTTTGTGTCACAAACTCAATGGCTAGTGGTGTAAACTCAGCAATTTCCCAGCGGTATTGACCAGTTTCAATTGCTACAGTAGTGTCGTTGTAAGCATACTGACGCACGCCGCCCACATACACTTCTAAACTACGAACATCAAATGTGCTGTCTTCATTGGTTGTGTCAATTTCAAGTTTGAGAGGATCAGCATGGAATATTGTACTTGATCCGTCGCCAATTAGCGTATCACTTTCAACGTAGTCCTGATATTCAGCAATCAGCAAATTGCCGCGACTGATATCGTAAACAGGTGTTCCTGTCACATGTTCCGCTGCGCCTGATCCAGCAGTACCACGAAGCAAGCTGCTTACAAAGTTCAGTGCAGTATCTCGTACACGGTACATGATACGTTCGCCACCAATGGTGATAACACCAAATATACCGTTTGGTAAATCTGGCTCGCTCAAGGCAGCGGCATTGTCAACATAAATTATGTCAGCAGTAGCAGACACAGCTTGTGATACCGCAGTGGTTGTTGCAGCAGTAATTCTGTAGGTGCCTTGCACGCCGCGCATGTCTTGATAGATACGGAATGCCATGGCTTCTGGCACAACAGAATCAGTAAATTCAGTAATTACCATTATGTCAGCAGAACCAATTGCGCCGGATGCTAGAATCAAGTATTCGCCCTCGACCACAAAATTTTCACCTTCAAATTGTCTAATGCCGTTTAACGTGACCCAAAGTCTGCTTGGATTTACATCGGCTCGCTGTAGCCAAAAATCGTTGACAGGAATAGAAGTTCCTTCACTGTAGTCATAGCTGCCTGGATCATCAGACAGTGTACCAGAATCAAAGTCGGTGCTATCATATGGTTCAACCACAGTGATACCAGTAGTCACCGGTCCCTGGAACACCAAGGTTAGTGCATTTTGTTGACGAGTGTCGTTCCATCCAATGACCTGGAACACATCTCCAAGATTAGGCGGTGATATGATTTCAATTGAGGCGGCAGCCACATCATAGTCAGCCACTGTGCTTACTGAGATCAAAATAGCAGCACCAGCATCAGGTGCAGTAACAAATATCACCTGACGGTCTTCAGCTCCTGACCATACAGTAACACTATAAGCTCCAGTGATCAAACCAACACTTTGTACTTGTAGTATCCCGTCGACCCATACTTTGACATCAGTGGCTGCATTGATAATCTGTTGAGAGTACCCACCACGTGATGGAAAACCAAATCCCAGTGTGCTGCCATCACTGATCCATTCAATGCCATCTGCAGGACGAAGTCGTAGTCCATTCTTGGTTACTACCATATTGGCAGGGTTGGTTCCACCTGAGTCAATATCCAAATTTAATGTACGACTAGATACAATAGTATCATCTGCAACAAATGTATCAACCTGAGCAGTGCTCCAACTGTATGCAATAGTTGCGGTGCCAGTTCCTGCTGCGGTGCCAGTTGCAGTAAATTCTGTTCCCACTGTGTTTACAGCAGCACCAACTGTGATAAAGTTAGTGGTTCCCACAGTGTTGATTCTGTAAGTTTGTCCTAATTCTAATGCGCTGGCACCAATTTCAGTGGTGTATTCAATGCCAAACGCTACTAACGCAATACCATCAGTAGATACAACAGTGGTGTTAAAAAATACAATACTTTCGGTAGCAGGAACAAACAACTCCCAATAAACAATGTTAGTAATGTCGGTGCCAACTGGTACATTTTGCAGTGCTCTATAATAGCTGCCGCTGTTGTTTACCACATCAAGTTTTTCATAACTGCTAAACAAATTCCAGGCAACAGAATCAATATAAGGTTCCCATGTTATTCCTGAAATATTTGCGCTGTTAAGAAACACAGCCACTGTTTGTATTTCGCTAGTGCTTACTGGTATTACTACTGAATCGCCAACTTCGTTGCCAACATAATTGCCGCGGAACAACTGTGCTCCGCCACCCAGCTCGTATACAGAAATATTGATAATATCTTCATTGCTTGTATTATCAATTACTGTGATAGTTTGATTAACCCAATCAACTGAGTAGTCAATATTCTGTACAAGATCTCGACCCGTTGTTTGATTGCTTACTAGTACCTGCACTGGATGTTCTAGTAATGCAGCCCAACTATAGGTATCAGTGATTGCTGAATCATATGTGTAGCGAACTGTTGCTATTTCAAATCCGTGACCATCAAATTGCCAATCGCTGCCCGGACGAGTATACACTCTCATGTCCAGAGTATCGTATTCTGCACCATTGACCAGTTCTTCTGGTGCATGTCCTTCGTAGAGTCCAACAAATTGGCCGCCGTCGATATTGACGCTGGTAAATCTTTCTCCCAGAGTAGGGTCAACAAATTCGCTTTCAAACACAGCATCAGTGTTGAGCGGATTGCCCAAGAAATAATCACCGTACACCTGTACACCTGGATAATCAACTCCGTCAATCAGCAATGGCAATTCAAGTCCAGGCTGATTAACACCAGGCACATACAGTCCCATGGTACGATCTACACCACTTAGTGTACCAGGATCAACTTCTGTCCAATTGGCAAGATCAAACGTTGGTCCAACAACCGGTGTAGAATCGTCGCTAGTTGCCATCCAAACTCGATCATCATAACGTACCATTTGTCCAGTTTGATAAATCGCGGTAGAGCTCCATTCATAGATGCTGGTCACATATTGGCATCGATCAAATTTCATGGTAGTAGTAAAACTACGAACCATTGCATTTTCAGCTCGCACAACTGCTTGAGCACCAGATCCGTTGCCGCCATCAAACGTCACAACAGGAATGGTGTTGTAGCCCGAACCTGGATTGGTAACTGTTACCGCTACAACTTGTCCAAGACTGTTGATGATGGCTTCTGCTTCCGCAGGTTCAACTGCATCTCCAGTAATAATTACCTGTGGCGGTTCAGTATAGCCTGTACCAAAACGACCAGTAATCATTTCAATAGATGTAACTGTCAACAGATAGTTGTTGTACCATTGATTGTACGGAAAATTGCTCCATACTGTGCTAGTTGATGGTAAATCACTAAGCACATTGCTGACTTGGGCAGTGCCGTGATCGTATGGCAGTAAGATTGGACTAGTATACTGAGGAACGGTCAGAGTAGTGTCATAGTATGCAGGCAAGTCAAAGTCAGTTAGTGTGCCAAGAAAATCATCAAAGCCATTGTATCTTAAATTAAATTCACGTATTTGCACATGATAAGGTTTGACTTCCTGAATATAGTCCAACACAAACTCTTGATTGTCTTGACGATAGTTCTGGTACGGAGTAAGATCGCGGATTCTATGATCAACATCGATCAGTGAAGTTTTGACCAGCCATTCAGGTGCAGAGAACTCGCTCAACACATAATTAAACATCAGAGTCAATGCACGATTTCGTTCTAATATTAGATCATCCACAAACAATTCTTCGTTAATTGCCTGAATTATTTTTCGTGTTTCAATCACTGGCTCTTGGTCATAGTACTGAGCGTCAAACACTTCAATGTCAAAACCAAATCGTCCTAGTGCGTAGTCCCATAGTTCAGCACTGAATTCAATAGTGCCGTCTTCGAGTCCAACGCGACTCCAACCAGTGTCTTCTAGCAAATAAATCTCAAATTTACCTTGACTGTTTGCTGTGACTTTTGCACTGCTGCCAACTGCCACAGATAATACATCTAGTGCAGCAATATTGGCCACTTCAGCAATAATTTTGCTGCTGGAATTATAACCAGGACGATACCAGTTGATGTAACTCCAGTAATCTGTGGTATTATAACCTTGAACTCTAGTCAGCAATAATTCGCGGGTGCCAGGCACTTGATCATTTGCTTGTACAGTATAGATTGTCCACAGTCCCCGATTATCGCTGTCACTGACCACTAGATACTTGTAACCTAGAGCAACTGAATTGATATTTTGGAATCCCAAAATTTCTAAATTAGCAACTCGCAAGTTCCATAATTCTGAGTTTGCAGATGGTTCTGGTTCTGCTGAATTAAGTAGATTAAAACTGCGACTTTCGCTAATGGGATACAGAGCCAGTACATTGTTGGCTCGAGTCAAGTAGTTTTTAAGAGCGTCAAAGCGATCAACAAACATGCTCTGCCTTGGGCGGAACTGCACGCCGTAGCGTTCAGCAATGCTTAAACCTGGATCAGGAACCAAATTACCAAATGTGTCAACACCGCAGAAACTGTCTTGCAGTTTTCGATACAGGTTATCGCTCAGGAATGCATCTGGTTTATCTTGACCAATCAGTTCATACTCAACGTGAACATTGTCATTGGTGTATTCTCTATCAAATTCAATGTTGATTACGGTATCAAATGCTTCAATATATTCGCCAGCATTGTACAATGCAATTGTGCTGGCATTGATCGGAGCAACATAACTGATACCAGATCCTCTTGGATTACCAATGTACTGTGCCACTGTTTCTACACTGAGTGTTTTGCCTTGCTGAGTGGCTGTGCTTGTAACACCGCGCACCCAGAAATAATATTCTGTAGCAAAAATGCCATCACGACCAAGACGACTGTTAATACTGTAGCTCAGTGTATTTTGTGGTACGCCAGGGCCAGTGTAGTCAGAAGGTGGTACTGAACTCAGTACCCATTGATATACATCTATGCTTGATCCAGGAAATACCTGACCCCATCGACGACTAGCATAAACAATGTCGTCCTGGTTTGGATCAATAAATCTAACACTACTGATATCCCACCATACTTGTCCTACATGCTCTGCTGTCCAAGTTGCTCCGTTAATGCCAGTGGGCCCAATATTGTAGTTTGCTGGATCAATACCCGAAATATAGTCAATGTTTTGTCTTGCAGCGCCAAGTATTTTGCCTTGCAATGGATCAAAGAAGTCATAGAATTGAGTGGTTGCACTGGTGATTCTATCGTATGTAAACACCGAGTTTAACAGTCGAATATCAACCACAGGCTGTTGCTCTCGCAGCACTGTCCAGGCTGGTGTACGGTTTGCATTTTCAAACACAAATACTCTGCCAAATGCTGCTGTGCTATCTTCTACATCGTTGTATGGCGCACCTACTACCAACACACCTGATGTGTAGTTCAAGGCAAAGCCAAACTGGTCGTATTCTTTTACTTCGCTATTGGAAATTTGTTGTCCAAACACAAAGTTTCCTGGATTGGTTACACTTGGGCTAGAACTAGGCAAGTAATCATATGTGTACACTGCACCGCTTTGATTTACAGTGCTGAAGAATATGGTACTACCAACGTCGAAGTCAGTTGTGCCGTCGTCGAATATCGTAATCAGGTACAATGTGCCGTTCGGTGTGCCCACGGCCAGCGCTGTGGCAGTATCATCAATACTGATAGTTGCACCAAACCCACCCATTTCTACCGGATACGGACTAACAATAACTTGTGTATGAACAAAGGTACTGAAATCCAGTGTGGTGAATGCTATTCCAACACTGCCAGGTGCAACTTGTAGTTTATTAAATTCTGCGGCCGCAGCACTGTTTTTTACTGCAACAGTTAGGTATCCAGTGGTACTCACAGTAGCACTTACATTAGGTACCGCGACGTTGATTTGTGCAGCCAAGGCACGCACACTGACACTTGCTGCCACAGTGGTAGTGGTTACTGATTGCCAGTATGAAGTGTTGGTAATTGCTGTGCTTGATGGTACTGACTGTATGGACACATAAATTGTGTATGTCCCACCGCTTAAATTGTATACCACAGTGTTCTTGGCGTAGGTACTCAGACTACTCCAAGCATTGGGTACAGTCACATCCATGTTGTTGACACGAACAGTATTGCCAGCAGTCAGTGCAGGATTGGCAGCGCCTGCGGTGACAGTTCCGTATACACGGCTTTGATTTACTGCACGTTCTACCACTCCACCTTTGAAGATTTGAATACTGCTTTGTGGTTCGCCCACATACAAACTGCAATTGTAAGCACACAAATCTACACTTTGACCAAAGTTTGAAAATTCAGCCACGGTGGCTTGAGAAACTGTTTGTATCAGTGAAAATTGGTTGGTTTCAATTTCAATCACATCACCAAATCTTAAATCAGCGTTGACAATTGTAACTGTGTTTGCGCCGTCCCAGTAAAAACTGTTGGGAGCACCAATTGTTGAATCAGCCTCGTTGACAAAGAACACATTATTAACAATTACGCTAATTGGTCCAACTGGTGTGCCAAGCAAGGTAAAGTCAACAGTGCTGCCATCTTCCCCATAAATGAAACGTTGTACATTACGGTCAAACACATACACTGCGCCTGCTTCAACTTTGCCATTTACTGTTTTATCAGGCGCACCAATCATTATTTGACGCCCATCGGTTGAACAACTTACGCTTTGTCCAAAACGATCTCCTGCAATGAGACCAGCAGTAGTTAGAGTGTTGACATATTCAAAATACCCCTGAGCTGTGGCAACAATCACAGTGCCTGCTGCTGGAACAGTTACAAAAGTAATATCACCTGTGCCAACATTGTATGTATAATCAATGTTGGGACGATATATTTCTCCATCAACTGTGATACTGAACGAATAGATGTTGTCAACTGTGAAAAATAATTCATTTAGACTAAACACTGTGGTCAAGCTCACTGGAACATACGCAATATTAAATCCTGTAATGCCGCCTGAACCACTAACACTTGTTATTGTTAGCACAATATCTGCTTGACCACCAAAGCTGCTAGCAGCAATAGTTACTGTGTTTCCATTTACATAGCCAGTGCCAGCAGTTGTTACTCCAACAGTGGGACCGTCAGTTGAACCTGGTTGTCCTACTTCGTTGCGAACACGCACTATTGTGAATTCAGCACCAACTCCAACACCAGAAGTTGCACTTTGAGTTACATCAAAATAAGTTTGTGCGTCAAGTTGTTTGGCATAGATTCTAGTAATGTTAACCAAAGTCCCAGCTGCTGGTGCGGTAGTAAACACCACTGTGGTGTACACACCGCCAGCAAGTGTAACAGTGTAATCTGTGCCCAGCAACTGCACCTGTCCGTCAATGGTAACAATCAATTGAGAATCGTCATCAATTTGAATTGTCTGCGAAATGTTATAACTGGCGGTGCTGTCATTACCTAGAGCTTTAACAAATTGTTGTTCCCAGTCTACTCGACCATAAGCATGTACTTGGTTGAGGCCAGGTGCTCCAATATACATCCAACGTTCATCAAGACTCATAGCCACGCTGTAGCCAAATTCTCCAGCACCCGGTGTGGTAGTGGTGGTTGTGCCAGGCTGTGTTAACAATTGCCAAACTGCATAAGGATTAACACCTGGTTGTCCCAGTGCAGGATCTCGATAGATAACTGCGGCATATCCTGAATCAGCTTCGCCGGCCCCGTTTGGTCCCCAGCTAGCACTAGCACCTGCTGCTGCCCATTCTTGGTTGCCAAAGTCTACAGCATTACCAAAACCTCTGGCTCCTGTAATGGTCAAAGAAAGAATTCCGTCAGCATTGGCTACGGGACTTACTGGTGAATATTGATCACCGTAGTTTTTTACATACACATATACCGCGCCGGTATTGCTGCCGCTGGCATGATTGTAACGAGGACTGCCAACCAACATGGCCAGTCGGTTGGTTGCTTGTGCAACACTAGATCCAAAGTGTTCTGTTGCGTCCAACAACAATGGACTGATTTGTGCAACATCTGTAAACACTTCCTGTTTTTCAAGAACTTCCCAGTTGCCAGATCCATTGTTGTCTACCCAAACTTTGGCACCTGGCAGTATATCATTAGCGTATGGCAAGTTAACAATGTCGCTTGCTTGTGCCACACGCATGGTTTGCAAAGTAAATCCAAGTCCTGTGCCATTGGCAACCACACGGTCTCCTGCAAATTGGAATACAATATTTACTGTGGTAAGGTTAGGCACACTCACCACTTCATACACTCCATCAACTTCTACATCAAAGAACTTGATAATTAATGTGTCTCCTGCAACAAGACCGTGTTGTTGACTAAAGATCACACGACTAGTATTGTCCAAGTTGTCGCAAACGTGCTGAATTGCGCCAGGTACCGCTTGCGCACGGTAAATGTTCCAGTCGTAGTTGTTTATTTTAGCAACCCAAATACTGGTTCCCACACCTATTTGATCAATGTTTGCATTGACGTTGGCCAAGTCATTGATGTCAAATACTGTGATGTCAGCATCGTCAAGATTCACATAGCCGGCGGTAGGCAATGCTGCATCAGTAATTGGTTCTGTTGTGGTTGGTAAAATATCTGGGCTAGTTAACTTGTAACTTTGTCGCCACACATCACTCAACAGTATTGGTTGGTCAGCTTCAGATTCTTGACCAGGCAACACCACTTGTACCAAGCTGGGGTTAGAGTTTAACAACGCACGATTCAATCGTAATTCAAAAAAGCTACGGTTAGCATTTGCACCGTACACAGCACGTTGAACTGCCCAGTTTTCATAAATGTCATAGTCAGCAGCTTCTTTGCCAAGATTAGCATTGGAAAACAATTCGGCGCTAAGGATGGTGCCTTTGGATCCCAAGAACTGACGATACACATTGACCTGACTCACATCATCAAGATTCAGTGCCGCCATGTACTGACGAGGACGGAATCCAATCAATCCATACGACAACAAATCGTTGTCACGTTCAATGTTGGCCGAATTGATATCGTAGGTGTTGGTCAACTGATTGGCTTTGTTGCTCAAGTTTGGCAACAGTCCCAGTTCAAGTTGTGTGTAATCACTTTGAGTCCAGTCGCCAAAATTAAACTTGATACTGGGTTGAACAATAGTCAGAGCCGACCAGTACACATTTTTGTATTTGACAATTTCACCTTTTGCATAAGTTCGTAATCCTGTCCATTCTTCAACATTGTCTTGATTGAGAATAAATCCAGGTGCGTCAACTTGTCCAGTCCAGTCTGTGGTATTCACGCAAACCAAGTTCAATCGGCTTTGTCGTGCGCCGGTGATTGGTGCATAAATTAAATCGCCAAACACACTTTGATTGTTCAGTACAATCATGTGTTCATATGTTGTAAACTTGAGATCAATAAAGCTCAATGTTTGATTAGTCAATGGCTCACAACTGAAAGTATTTCCAATACGTACAATATTTAGATTTCGAGTGTTTAGTTCTCTGCGATTTTGATCTAGCAGCACATTGTCAATGGTTTGTACCCTGATACTGTCAACAATTGCTTGTTCTCTGGTCACAGTAAGTTTCATTGCCAACGGGTTCAAGTTCAACAATGCGTTGGTATCCCATCCTTGCTGACTCCAGTACAAGAATTCTTGACACATTTGATTCCAGGTCAAGATATAGCCGTTGGACTGATCAGTAAAAGTTAGTCCTTCTCTTTCCAGTAACTTGCCATAACTCAGTAAGAAATCGCAAACACTGGTTTCATTTGTAAAAATAAAACCGTACGGAACTTGTGTTACTGTGTTAGTATAGAACGTGGGCACACGAACAGTCACACCACCAGATGAAATTGTTTGCAGTAATCCGGTGGCTTTGCTTTCAAGAATATTGAAATAAGGCAAACTTGTGCCATATCCAAATACAGAATATCCATTGTCAACTTTTTGCACAACTACCGCTGAATAACTAGAACGATCAAACGGTTGGTTTTTGTACAACAACAAGTCATAGCTTTCGTCAGGTATCAACAGTGCAGTATTGGTTGAATTAGGACTGGACTTTTCAGTATAAATCTTGATGTACTGTTTGTCGCTAAAGCTGGCCATTCTATAACACAGTCGCACATCCAGGCTCTTGAGATCAGCGGTGAGTTCTGTGGTAGAGTTAACACCAGTTTGACGATTGTAGTCTACTATCCAGTTGATATAACTGGCTTTGCTTGTGCCATCGCCGTACACTTCAACACCGTTTGCATCCAGACGATATCTCTCATTGTATAGGTACTGACCATATTCTTCGCTGTAACGATACAAATCACGATCAGCAAACAATGCAAAGAATTTAGCTGGTCGAGTCACTGCCAACACTTGCATCACTGCAAATGGATAGCTGCTGCTGTTCCACCACGACGCTTCAACAGGACTGCCGTCACCTGATGCCCAACTTTTCTGGAATTGAGTTTGGTTATATGTTCCAACCACAGAATCAAACGGGCTCAACAAGTTACCTTCGTCATCTACTGGAATCACCTGACTTAGCCCTGGACGCACAAAATCAGTTTTTACATAAGGAGCAATTGGATCATTTACTAAGCCAGCTTCCAAATCGTCCCATAACACAGTGTTACCAGAGGTATACGGAGCAGGTCCATATGTGAGTTCCCACCAAGACGGTTGTTCTGTGATGCCCAACATTTCCCAAGGAGTATATTGAGGTTGTTCAGTGTCGTAAAAATAACGATAGATGCCGCGCCAGGCGCCCAACAGCGTTTCGTTGTTGAGTTTGTTTTGTGCAGAACTGTAGTTCCAGGTAAACTGATTGGTAGCAATGTACTGTTGGGATTTGTAATCCAGCTTGTTGCCACCCACATAGTTCAAAAAATCTTCATTGAACACTGAGCTAATTTCAGCATAGGTAAACCCAGTGTCTCTAAACTGTCCTGGTAACACATCGTATATGGTCATTGGAACTGGATTGCCATCAAGTTTGAGATTGTTGTAAATTCTAGTTTCAAACTCCAACAACACATCGTCACGTAGGTCTCCAAAGATTGGTGTAATAGACCCGTCGTGGCCTTGTATGACCTGTATAAATCCAGTGCTGGTTTGTTGGGTGAGAATACCAGGAATATACGCAGCATACAAACCCATTTTAGTAGGTGTGTTGGGAACAAAGCTGCTGTAGGTTGCAGTGTATTCTTGAATGGTCAACTGATCACCCAGTGTCAATGCAGCACTGACCACAATACGCGGACCGTCTGCTGGCACAGTGTAATCAACTCCACGAGTAAGAATTACATCGTTGAGATATACATTCATACCAAGATAGTTTGCTGACGTGTAGTTGTAAACTTGTACTGTGTCAAAAGTATTTGTGCTGGTCAAACTCACTGTGTAGTTTGTGGTAGTGTACACTGCACCACTGGGTAACATGTCTGACCAATAGAAAGGTTGTGTTTCAACTCGACCCAGTGTAATTTCTTCAATGGCTGTGTCCAACACCTGAGCAGTGGTGTTAAACTCAATATTTTGTTTGGTAACTGCATCCAACAATTGATACTTAAACTTGTTGTATTCGCGATCGTTATAGTTTAACGAACTAAACACATTGAACGTTGGGCTGCGCATGAAATATCCAGCCAGGGTCAATGGTGCGCTCTGTTGCAGGATGGTTAAGCCGTAAGGAACAATATTTCCAAGGTCCCGTGTGTTGTTGGCTCCATTGATGGTTCCAGACACAGTGGTTAAATTTTCACAGATACTTTCGTAATGAGTACGAATTGTGCCCAGAGTAAAACTATCGCTGTTGCCGTTTAACGGATTGTTCTGCAAGTTAATTGGAACTTGATAAAACGCTACTTGACTGGTTTGGCCACTAAGAACCGCTACTTCAATAATATCACCAAGCACATAAGTTTTGCCCAGTGTAATTGTAGTACTATTGCTAGTTCTAGTATAGCTATAGGTGCTCGGTGCCTGAAACACTGAGCCCACATATAATTTGATTGGTGGTATATTGTTCAGCGAGTCGTCAACACGCACATCTAGTTTTAGTGTTGCACCAGAATATGAAAATTTAAACTGCTGACGAATCTGACTTTCACTCGCTGCTGTTTGCCATCCAATTTCACGATTGTAAACAACACGTGAAGTGTAATCACGCACACTGCCTGAACTGATATTTGATGTTACACTGGCGTTGTCCAACACATACAAGAATGTATCTTTGTATAGATTGTTTTCAAACACAATGTCGCCAACGTTGTTGATGTTCAAGTATTGCAACGGAAATTGCAGCACAGGGTCAAGAATGCCTGTGTCCCCAACTGCGTAACTAAACAACTTGCTGCCGGTAAAGGTTGAACTTTGATATTTTGTTTGGTCACCAAAACTTACACCAGTGGGATCATAAACATTAAACAACGGAGCTTGTTGTACTCCAGTCTTTTGTTGCGCTTGTGCCCAGTCGGAGCCATCAAACCAAAAAGTCAGTCCTACCAAAGTCTCGCCAGCAACACACACTGTGGACTGGTCAGTCAACACTACACCGTCAGAAGCTAGAGTCAAATTGATAATAGGTTGCGAAATCAACGGACTCACGGTGTCTGGATTAATAAAACTCACTACATAGATTTTGTTTTTGACATCCGCGTCTTCGTCGGCTGCAAAAATAATTCTACTACCGTCAATTAGTTCGTATCCATCTACTGTGTAGCCAGTGGAGCCTTGTATGTTACTAAAGGCATCAGTTTCTTCAAAGTCAATTATGTCAACTGGTTGTTTGCCATCGGTTCCCATGTTCCAGAGTCTAACGCCAGGACGGAACTCAATGATTGGTCGTTTGGCTCTGTAGGCATTGTCAAAAGCTGCGGTGGTGTTGTTGTATTCAGCCGTGGCATTGATCACATCAAGGTGGAACCAACGATTGCTACGAGTCCACGGATTCAGATCTTTGCTGGCACGATCAATGGTCAAATAATCCAGTGTATCTGGCTCAGCATTTATAGTAGTGGTATCGTTATCAACCACGTAAGTTTCAGGAGTTATATAGTCAGTTACTGGCAATAATTCAATTGCAGTGCCCACATTGCTCACGTAGTATTCTAAATTGCTGGTTACAATTGCTGTGACATTGGCTGTACCAGGGCTTAATACCACAGGTGTTCCGTACTGCTGAACAGAAACAGTAAATTGTATTCCGTTAGGAGCAACGCTTTGAATATAGTAGGTTCCGGGTGTTAGGCCACCAATAGTTGGCACTGAGAATGTAATCTGCTCACCCACATATAGGTTGGCTGTGCTAGCCGTGGTGATGTAGTTTGTACCAAATTCTGCCGACGTACACAGCAAGTTAAACGTACCTGATGCATAATTGGCTGGAATCACATCACCAATGAATTTGACCTTGAGACCATTGGTAAATGCCACACCGTTTGGACTGACGTAATTTGCTTGTCCTAAAATTTCATCAACGTCTATGGTGCTAGCAGATGCCTGTTCCAACAATTTAATACGTCCAAAAATTTCTGGATCTGTGCCGTCTTGATAGTACAAGGTATCTTGTATTGCAGTCAGCAAAGGAATTTGTTCAAACACTCCAGTGTTGTTCTTGTACCATTGAGTGCTGCTGTAGGTTGAACCGTACAAAATTCTAAACTTGTTGAGATTAGGTATTGTATTAATTTTGACCAAGGTCATATAGGTATACGCACCCAGCGTCACATAATTGATCTGCCACAACTGATAACGATCTGCTGGAGCAATGTCAGTTGTTTGATCAAAAAATACAGTGTCAAAACTGCCTGGTTGAGCGTTGAATGTGCTGTTCTCTGGCAACGGATCATACAAAGTAGTTTGTTGCCAGCCGCCTGCTTGTGCATCAGTAACAGGTTCAGTGAAGACCAGGGTGCGACCATTAAGATTGGTAATCCCGTCAATGCCGCCGTAGGCAGACATAAATTCTTCAACAGACACGTTGTTGATTTGATTGAATTTGAGATCACAAATTAAATCTATTGGACCAAAATCTGTCAAGCCGTAGTAAAACGACTGTGCAGTTTTTAAAGGAACGTTGAATGTGATTTGGCCAAGGTCTTCACCATTGTTGACCACTCCCAACACATCTCGTGAACTAATATTTGGAGTAGTGGGCACTTTGCCAGAAATGCCAGGGGCAGCCTGTATCCAGAAACCTGGGCCAGTGCCAGCATCACCGTCAACAATATTAAGAACGCCTTGCATGTTGGCTTGTGTTTGGCTAGCATAGTACAGAGTATCTGGTGCGTCTTGCGGCACAGTAAATGTTACCAGTCCAATCAACGCACCGTTGCGACTCACTCCAGAGTTATAAGCATCACCAACTCCGGTGGTGGCTGCTGTTTTGATCCAAAAAGGATAGTTGCCATTGAGATTCAGATTGAACACATAGGTGTTGCCGCGAGCCAGCGTTAGTGCAGGATTGGGCTGGTAATCAATTTGATAAGCTGATATTCCAACATTGGACACTCGATAGTTCACTGTTTCTTTGGCATTTTGTGCCACTTGAAAAGTGTAACTTCCGCCACGAACCAGTTCAATCACAGGATTGCTGCCAGCCACACCCGAGAATGTGTAAACACCGTTTTCTCGATTGACCACAAAATTATCAGTGGTAGGGACGCCAGTGGCAGCCACGTCTACTGCGGCAGGGCCAGATGGCAACCAAAAGTATTGACTAAAATTTACAAAAGTATCAAAGTTTACAAACGGATCCCATGTGTAGTACTCACTGGCATACAGTCGATCTGGTCGTGTTTCGTTGCCGCCATTGAATTGCACAGCATCATTGATCCCAGGATAGGTAATTGCATTTTTAATTTTATCAGTGTCTGGTTCAAGACTGATAACACCTGGTTCTAGTTGATAGTCAGCACGAGTGGTACTTGGTTCAACCACATATTTGTCATTGGGGTTTATGCCAGGACCCACTGTGCGGCCAATATAACCTTGTGTTTTTTTAAATTTGGGTTCTTGAATCAGTTGATCCAGTGTGGCAGCCAAAAACTGCTTGTTGGTCTCAGTTTGAAAAATCTGTGGGAGAAAGTCTACCGAACGAGTAGTTGCCATTAGATTACTCCGCTTCCTGGTGCTGTACGTAAGTTAGTGCTGGTCAAGGCATCAATCACTTCTATGTTGTCAATGGTTGCTGCATTTACAAACAACTCATTGGGAGCTGATCTGATTTCATACAGATCACCAAAGCTCTTTTGGGTATTCAGTGGTACCAAGACCACTGAACTAATAATGGTTCCCAATTGGCTGTGCAAATATGCTGATACTTCTGAGAAATAAAAGGTGTCGCCAAAATTCCATTTGTCAATGCTAAAGTAGCTGTTCATTTCTGCAACCACTGAGCTCTTGATCTCACTGATTGACGCGGTTGAATTACTGGCTCTAATAACTTTGATAGTTGCACGTAATTCGGGCGCAGCTTTGACGCCAAACAACGGTTTGAATTGCACAGAGTTCATGACAATGTTGTCACTGATCATCTTGTAATTTTGCAATCCTTGGTATGCAGTGTTGAGTTCGTCAATGGTTGGCACATCAGGTTTTGGCACAGTGTTTGTGGTGTCGCGGATCCAATTTTGATACGCAGTATAATAAGCCTGTGTTGCAACATACAAGTCAATGATGTTGGTTGTGCCAGGATCAATACGATTGGTCAACGGACTATTATGACGGTACTGATAGTACAAACTTTGTCGTCCAGTTCTAGCAATCCAACCAGACACTGCCACAATTGTTCGAACACCTGTGGCTCCAATACTGAGTTCATAAAATGCACCTGTGGTACCATCGTTGTTGACTTGATCATAGGCATAGAACACTTGTCCCGGACTCCATTCACTCTTGACCAACTCAATGTCATCTAGTGTGGCGTAGTCGCTGGTAACTCGATCAGGCTCTACCAACAAGTATCGCTGCAAGTTATCAAAGTCCACAGTTTGTTGCAGGAACACATATTTCTGTGTGGGATTAACAGTGGGTGCAACAATTTCATCAAAGAAATCAGGATTGTCAGGAACACCGTCGTTGTCGCTGTCACGATAGCTGACCAACACCTGGAAGTCATCAACATATCCGTCGCTTTCAACAGGCTGACCAATAATGGTCATTATGATGTCGCCAGGCAGGCTCTCTGTAGAGTCTGGCTGGGGGTTGACTGCCAAGCAGTTGATAAAATCTTTGATCACAGTGCCTGTGCGACTGTCGTAAACTTGCTGTCCATCATAAAAGAAAAATCGTGTTTGCAGCACACTTCCAAAACTGTAAGCCAGGCCACGGAATGTGATAGTATAGTTGTTGTTTGCGGTCACAAACTGTATCAACCATGATGCATCAAGTCCCTGGCCAGTTTGACTGCCAGCATTGGCCTGACTCCAGGTAGCATCTTGATCCAAGTTTGTGCTGGTAATCAGGTACCAGGAATATGCAGTTCCAGTAACGCTGCCGTCATTGTCGTAGCCAAGACCAAAGTTTCGATACAAAACAATTTGTTCACTTATTGTGGTTTCAAGATCTAGTGGCAAATCAGTCACAAACAATGGAATAATTGTGTCCACTATTGCACCTGTTGGCACAAAGTTATTGATTGTAATTGGGCCAGCACCAGATGATAGATTACCAAGACCGTTGTTCATTCCGTCGGCAATCACGTCCATGGGGCTTGCCCATATTTCTAGTCTTTCATCAGCACGAGTAGGACTACCTTGTACCAATCGATTGTTACGATCAAAATAGTAGCCAGCAGGAGGAATAAACTTGACCAAGCTGCCCACAATAGCGTAGTAGAATGGACTCAATGTGCCAGCTGATATTCCAACAGGAATAGGTGTTCCTGCGGCATTTTTAAAATAGCCAGTGGTTTCATTTGCCAATGTAGTGCTTTGCTGCCAAGTGCTGCCCAGTGTTAGCCCAGTGTTTACGTTTTCACGAGGAAAGTTAGCGTAGTAGAACTGACGCATGGTTGATTGGCCTATCTGCGGCTGCACCTGATTGGTGATCACGTCAGCAATTTCATTGCGTGTATCCCAGGTAAAATTAATTGTTGGCAGTATCAGTTGTTCCCAGATGCCGCCGTCACTGCCAAAAGTATTGGTTGAACTGTATTTGCCAGTGTTGTCCACCAGGTCTAGGTATCGGCTGGTACCAATGCTGGCACGGTTCACTGCTTTAGATTTGAGAATACTGTTGTACTGTGTGTACGGAAACAAGTTATAGTCTTCTCCGTTGACCATGCGATTCTGTGTGTAGTAACGAGCAGGAGCTCGTTGTTTGATTTCAGCAATGGGTTCACGAGACTGACTGTTGCTTACTGGTTGTGTGATACCGCAAGTGAATGTGATAGTTTCAAGATTGCCTGAACGACTGATATAACTGATTGGCAGTGTGACTGCTTGCATCTCTTCAGGATTAATAATGTATTGCAAACCGTTGCTGGCTCGGACATAAGCACGGAAGGTGCCCACTGGAATCTCAGAGAACACACCGTCACCAAACACCATGGTGATTTGATCGTTCACACGGCTGGTCACACTGTAGATTGGACGCAGTGTTGTGCCCAGCTGTTCGGCGCCAGCAGAGTAAACATTTTCCACAAATTGCCATTCACGTGTAATTGTGCCAACATTGTCCAACTGGAACAGCCATCGGTCTTGATTGTTAATACCTTCAACATTGATGTTTACTGTGCGATTTGCAATGCGTTCAGCCAAGTTGAAATCTTGATTTTGCAACACGCCTTGTTTGAACATGAAAAAATAGCCTGTGTTGTTTGAACTGAATCCCAGTTGATCGTTACGGAACAATACATTAAACGGCTGATTAGGTTGTGGACTTGGTTCATACAAGTAATCTTCACCAACTGATGTTGAAGTCACTGCTTCAAATGGCATGTTTATGCCGTCAACGGTAGATGCGTAAGGGATAACTGGTAGGAATCCAGGTACCAAGTTAACAGCATATTCATCAGTACGTACACCCAGCAATGTTTGACGATTTCCAGGGCGGCCAATTTTTTGTGTGTCCACTAGACTGGCATTGATAATTGCTGTGAATTGTTCTTGCCAGTCAGGATTGGTAGGATCAGCCCAGTCCACTGTGACGTTAGAAAGATTAACGCCATTATAGTCCACAACGTTTTCGGTAGTGACTACTGAAAATACCTTGAGCAGGCCTTCTGCCGCAGTGTTACGCTTGGCAGTGTAGCTGACCAAGTCAGCAAGACGGTTAACTGAGTCTTGACGTTCTGCGGTGTCTAGATAATTTTCACGGGTGTTGAGATCAGTACGAAAAGCCAGTGCTTGTCCCATGAACGCAATAACGTCCAACAGCGCAATAAATTCTGAACTTTCAATGTAGTCATTAAATGTTTCTGGATAATACAATCGCAAATAGTCAACAAAACTCTTGCGTAGAGTTTCAAAATCGTAGCTTTGGAAGTCAGCTTCTCGATAGGTTTGATAGATCTGTTTCCAGTCTTCAACACCAAATATAGCTGTTTGTCGTGTGGTTGTTGCCATTCTTTGAAACCTTGTGTACCTTTGATTTATTTATGGCTACACAAAACGGCGTAGTTATAGTTAAATGTAACTAGCTCGTCGAGAGGTTATGTCAAAAAATATGCTTAGTCGTTCAGCATCTGTTGTGGGATTGATGGTGAGTTCAAGTTGTATTAGCATGCCGTTGTCTTGAGGAAACACTTGTATGTCAGAAATAAACACTCTGGGATCGCCGCCGGCCACACGCTGTACTTCATTCACAATGTTGTTTTGCAGTTCTTCAACTTGATTTTCAAACACAAAGTTCCACAAAATAGTGCCGTAGTCTGGGCGACCTGGCAACTCGCCCTGGCGTATATTGAATGCATTCAACAGGTCTTGTTTGATCAATGGAAAATCAGTTAGAGTAAACTTCTTGACCTGATTGATAGTGTTAAATCCGATGAATGTTTGCATTGCCATGTGTATATTTACCAGTAAACATTACCCTTGAATCTTGCTGCGTAGCAAACGCAATTGTTCTTTGATTTCAGTAGTAGTTTTGAGCAAATACTGAATCAAATTTTGCAATCTAGTCAATGAAAAACTTAGTCGTTCGTCATTGATAATACGTTGCTGTCTAGTTGTACCCGATTCAACAAAGGAATTTAATTCTCCAATCTTGTCAGGAGCTTGAGCGTTGTATTTTTCTCGTGCTGCTTGAAATTCAGAGTTAATTGCTTCCCATTGCGCCAAAGTGATAGTTTGCTGATTTTGCAAAGCTGATATTTTGTTTTCCACTGACTGGAATATACGACCTGTCGGGTTGACGTAGTTGTTGAGCACATCAGCATATAACAAAGTATATTTGTCAGTAAATGCATCATCGGTTAAACTGTCTTTTGTACCTGGGCCGTAATTGGGTTCAGGAATTTTGTCATTACCAAGCACTCGCGTAGTTGCAGCGTCAACAGTTGCTCGGTTGACAGTGTCCGCAGCTGGTACAGGAAAGTCTATGGCTTTGAACACCGCTGGTACTTTGGTTTCAGCTAGATTCACCGCATATGCACCGTCGCGTACTGCGGTGTCAAACTCTGCTTTGGCTTCGGACGAAACTGGTAAACCTTTTAGTAAATTTTCAGTATTGAGAACATCTTTGGCTGCACTCAGTGCCACTCCAGCCACACCTTGAGCACTCAATTTGTCTATAGGAATGCCAACTGCTTTGAGATCATTTAGTCCTTGAGCCATCAAAGTTTGTTGTATTTCTGTTTGTTTGGTAACACTTGCTAACAAACTGGAAACATCTTTGATTCCATCTTTGCCAGTGTATGCCGCTGGACTTTTTAACACGGAGCTGATGCTAGCGCTAAATTTGTCTGCCAGGGCAGCCATGCCTGGCTTGAGCACGCCAGCTTTTTCAAGTTGACTAACATTGAGTCCAAACTCGCCAACTCCTTTGGTATCGCTTAGAACTGCTGGTCCTTGTGCCACAAGATTCTTGGCCTGGGCCAGCACCGCAGTGACTTCGGGTTGTGCCATTCCCTCAATTGAAGTCAGGGCCGGAGTTTGTTTAGCAAAATTTGCTAGGTCAATTGGCGCAGTCACGGCTGCACCTGTGATCACTTTGTTAATTGTACCAATTGCTTGTGTGGCAATTGAGTTAAGTTGCCCGGCGGCTCCTGTGATCGCTCCTGATATTGACGATACTGCCGGACCAACGGCGCCTGAAAGACCAGCTGCTGTTCCTGTTAAAAATCCACCTAGTGCTCCCCCGGCAGAGGCTACAGCACTAGACACCTTGCCAATTGCACCAGCTGCTCCGGGAATGCCAGCACCCAATGCTCCAGTAATACCACTTTGTGCTTGTGTTAATTGTGATTGAGCCGCAGCTAGTCCATCAGCAGCTTGTGTGGCGGCACTTAATGTATCACCTGATTTGAATCCTACCAGCGCACCAGTTTTTACTTGTTTGTCAAAAATGGCCTTGGCTTGTTCAAACGTCATGCCTGGAGGACCTTTGACTTCAAAAGTACTTGCACCACTATTGGCCGGGCCTGGTGCTGGAGCAGTAGCAACATCTTCTGGTGGTCGTGGATATCCTAGACTGGTCAAACTAGGCAAACCGCGACGAAGTCGTTCACTATTAACTCTATCCCAAACTACAGTGTCAGATCCAGTATAGGTTAAATCTTCGTCTTTTGTTTTTGAATAAAAACTGCTATTGATTTCAGTACCTGTACTAGCACCAACGCTTGCTAACGAAAATGTAAAATTACTCATTTATTTTGCCACAATCTCTACACCAGCTGGTACAGGTTCTGCTCCTGGAGGTGGCGACGGTTGGCCATCTTCAAACTGCACAACAACATCCACACCTTTGTTGTGATACGGATACGGTTCGTGGGTGGGTGCTCGATTAACAATACTTTCTAGACCATCTGGTTTGATTATCCATCCCAGGCTGGTATCAAATTCAGTGTCATCCATCAGTGTTTTTGTTATTGGATTAGGTGAGGCAACTTTTCCAGCAGCAGGTCCGTTCAAATCAATGGCACCAGCTTGTAGTGTCAGAGCTGACCCTGACCCCCATGATCCACTACTGCTGTTGATGGTCAATACTCCGTCAGCTTTGACACCAATTGTGCTTTTGCTGTAGGCAGTAAACTCACCTTGTGATGTCAACGTCATGCTAGTGGTTGCTTCTGCATGAATAGCTTCGTTGCTTTTCATTTTGATGTTTCGGCCAGCAAACATACTGATATCTCGATCAGCATGCAAGTTGATATCGCCTTTGGTTCTGATGTTTACACTGTTGGTGGCATACACATCAACTGTGCCTTCGAGGCCAAATTCCAACCAAGTTTGTCCATTGGCATGTGTGATATAGAAAAAGTTTCCAGTATCACTCATGGTAATTTGATGACCTTTTGATGTTCGTAATCGGAACAGTGCATTGTCACCTTCAAGGTCACCGTCATCCATTACCAAACTGTGTCCGCCAATACGACCAATCACCTGTGCTTGGTTTGGTTTGATTGTGCCGTCATTGATCTTTTTACGAATATCATTGGGCTTTAGGCCGCCTTGATAAATTGGCATGCCAGGAGTGCTTACACCGTAAACTGCGCTGGGAGTTTCCCGCTGGCTTGAACTGCGTATGGTGCCACGTTCAATGTCCTCAATCAATCCTTGTTGGAACAATGCGCCAGCAACATAACTGTGTACTGGTTTGCGTTGATTAAAAAACTGCGGATCATTGAACACTGCCTCATTGTCAGTGTTGATTTCAGTGACTGGTAATCTAGTTGCAGCAGCAAAATATTTTTGTTGATTTTCATTTTTGCCTATATCGTAGGTCGACGCAGAGGCCACGCCAGGCAACATACTACCAAGTCCTTGTTCCGGCACCGTACCAATATAATAACCCTGTGAGCGATCACCATTGACAAAGATACACAGGACTCTAACGCCAAGATCCGGAGGTGTAAACCACATGCCATAGCTGTTTTGATTTCCAGGATACGTGCCAATTTCACTGTTGGTACCGCTGCTGACACTAGCAGGTGTGTACCCACCAAACTGCTGCATGTAACTTACTGTGGTCCATTTGGTATCATCATTTTCTGCTGCTTCGCCGCCGTCGGTAAACGCTTCAATAAACACTTGCAGGCGGCCAGATCTGGTTGGATCTACGTTGGACTTTACAATACCTTCAAATGGTCCAAATTCCGCAGGTACTCCGCCCCTGTCTTGTTTGTAATTACTGGGGCGACCTCTACTTCGCGATACGCTTTCTGCCATGTGTTATCCTTAATAGTCTTTGGCAATCTTTTGATTGCGAGGAGCACTACTACTTACCGGGGTGCCACTGGCTGCTAAACGTTGTTCGTTATTAGCTGCTCGCTGAGTCAATCTTGCTTCGGCCGCAGCTATTTGTCTTTGATTTACTTCAGCCCGTTGTGCAGCACTAAGAGTGTTTTGTCCCGGTGCAACAGATGGCAATGTTGGTGGACTAGTTCCTGTGCCAGTGGCAATTGCCTGGCCATTGCTGCTTACAGGACTGCCGCCGGCTGTTGCTGCAAAACTGGTCCTAGCAGCTTGTATGGCTGAAGAATCTGTTTGTCCACTTCTTCTTGCAGCGTTGTATTCTGGAGTTCCCCGTAATTGACTATCAGTTGCGTCTGGCAACACAGTTGGTGGATTCAGCAGGGCCTGCGTGCCTCGAGCCAGGCTGCTAGTAGGATTACCAGCGCTGGTGCTAGAACCAGCCAGTCGGGCTCGTTCAGCCAACAGTTGTGCTTGCCCGTCGCCGCGGCCGCCGCCCGCTGATGCATTGGTCAAATCAACCCCAGTTCTCAATTGAGTAGCGGCTGTTTGATTTGGTTGATTAGCTGGTCGAGTCGTTTGCGCTGGCCTAGTGGATGCCACTGCTGCACCAGCATTGCCTGTTACAGCATTGCTGCCATCAGGTTTGGGAAAGAAATACAAACTGCCATGTAGCATTTGTTCAAACTTGCCTTGACGAAACTCGCTGGTTACTTTTGTGACCTGATACACGTTGCTTTGTAACGGGCGCCGTTCGCCATACTTTTTTTGAGTTTTAGCATAAGGATCAGCTAGACCTGTGGACAGATCATAATCTTCAGGCCTTTGCCACGCAAGTTCAAGCAGCACTTGACTGCTGTCAAAATCAATAGTGCCGTCTGCTAAAAATCCTGGTGTGACATCAACTCCAGTAAATGTTTTATCAGTGATAGCTCGGTACAAACTTCCTTGTTGTATCCAGGCCGGATCACCTATAATTTTTATCTTGGCGGTGTGCAAGTCGCCTGGGCTGTACAAATACTCAGCAGCGTTTGAACTTATTTCGTTGCTTTTGCCTGGTGCACCTGCACCACTTTCGGTACTTCTGGCCATGTACACGTATCGTGGAATATCTCTCATGCTGGATGTGTATTTCTCACGTGTTTTTTGAGCAAGACTGTCTGCAGGTGTTGATCCACTAACCGTGACATTGTAGAAACTGTTGAACTGTGCTTGATAATCTATTACTGCATTGTTTTGCCCAGTAAACCAGTAATTGTATTGTTTGTGGGTTCCAGGAAATTGTGTGACTGGAAAGTATCTACTGTCAAAGTTGGGAACATCATAAGAACTAATGGTGTATTTGATCTTGTATGCATGGTCGTTGCGCAAAGGATCTATCTTTTCGCTGGGGACAGCGCTCATTGAAATCAAAAACCATTTCATTGGTGTGTTTCGTGCAGTGGAATTGGTAACTAGTGCGCCGTCTGGTGAGGTAATAAGCAAACTTTGATTGTACACGTAACTGCTGTTGCGAATAGCCAGCTCAATTGCTTGCACAATCTGTTGACCAGCAGTGATGGCCATGCTGCGTTGTGCCAGGTCAACAGCTTGACGTGCTGGATCCAGGGCTACACCACCATTTACTGTGGGCGGTCCATTCATTGGCGTATTTGGCTTGTCAACTTTTTTCTTGTCACTGAGAACAATAGTAGCATCTTTAATTGCTTCAGCACCAGGTGCAAACTCTATCTCATATTCGTCTGGAATACTGTAGATGTTGCGCTTGACTTGTTCTTGTTGAAAAGTGTTCATGGCATCCATGAGGCCTTGAGTAATTGTTTTTTTACTTGATGGAGCAGAGTTTGCTTTGGCCGGTGGCGCACGGTCAGCTCTGGCAAAGTCTCCTGTTGTACCTGGTGTTTTAACAGCAGGTGTGCCGGTGCCGTATTTGGCTGAACCAGCCAACAAGCCGCCCACAGTTGAGTCAGTCAGTTCAATGTCATAGGGAATTGTGCCACGAGCGGTGGTTGAACCAATCAACTGCCCAATTGGAGCACATTCAAAATCATACTGTACTAGTTTGCTGCCTACTCCCCAGTTGATTTTTTTGATCAGGAACGGAACAAATTTTTCAACCACTGCCTTGGGATTGCTTGTGCTGCTGTTGGCTGGTTGCCCAGGAGACACCAGTTGTCCGCTTTCATCATAGCCAAAGAAACGTATGACCATGAGATAAGTTGCAGCACTGTAGTTTACCACACCTGCTCCGTCCTTGGGAGCGATGTCTTTTACTGCATCATACAGTCGATCTAGTAGGGTTATGCCCATGGGTTCAATCACTGTGAACTTGATGTCAGTGACCATGTGCGCTGCGCTAGTTTGTTTGCCAGGCAGTGCATTGTCTATGGTTATAGAGTCAATGTAAAAGTCATGGTCAAAGAAAGGATTTCGCCCAGCATCAGGACTGGTTGTGTCTGGAATTATTCCGTTGCCGCCAGGCTTGCTGGCGCCTTGAGGACCACCCACGTTGTTGCCGGCGCCGCCACTTTGAAATAACAACTGGTAGCCGTTTATTTTTTTATCTTTGCTGTTTAGCAGTTTTTCATACTGTGGTGGCGTCAATAGATACACAGATGCAGTGTATGTGTAACTGGAAAATTTGTCCAACACATTGTCTTGTGGCTTGATTTTGACTGCTGTGTTGTAGGCTGCGTCAACTGCTGCTTGTGTTGCCTGTGGTGAAGTGGACGCAGCATCTGCTCCTGACGCACCTCGGCCCACAGACAACTGTGCTTGTGCTTCCGCTTCACCGGCTGTGCCTTCTGAACTGGCACCAACGGCTGGCGCTTTTAACGGTTGTCCAGCAAGTGTTTGTGGAGTTGTGGCTTGACTCTGCGCTAGAGTTACTGTGGTAGGATCAGTATTGGTTTCTGCATTGGTAGCAGTGATTGGTGTTGGTGTGGCATTGGTTGCTGGTGTCACCGGAGGTGCTGCAACTACACGACCGTCTGTGCCAACTTCTTGAACAGGTGATTTGGTAGGACCTTGTGGACCGTCTGCTTGAACTGTTTGGCTGGCTGTGGCTGGCGGCTGCGGCTGTGGCGTGGCTTCTTCTTGCTGTGCCGCAACCAGTCTTGCCTGTGATTCGTCTAAAGATGTCAATGCCTGATCAATAGAACTTTGTGACACAAAAGACGAAGATTGAAGAGCAGCCAGTTGTGTTCTTGCATCTTGTATGATTGTCAACGCCTGTGGTATTGAGTCAGCTGTGGCAGCGCCGTTGGTTTCAATACTGCGAGAAAGTTGTCTTGCTCGATTGACCAGTGCCTGTACTTCAGGAGGTATAAATCCGCTTCCGGTGGCCATACGTTAAAATCCCAGAGCTGCTCGCAGCGTGGTTAACTTGGGCAAGTAGATGGTGGTGTTAGCCACAAAATCCAAGGGTGGTTTGGTCAATGTGTTGGGGTTGCGTTGATAAAACACCCACCACAAGGCACCGGTGGCATACAGATCATAAGCCAACAGATCAGGACGATACTGATAGGTCAAGTTGATGGTGAATTGCAAATCGTCATCTTCTTTGGGAATAGGACGATTGGTCATGCTGTCCAGATAAAACTGGGAGAATGGTGTTGCGTAATAGGGACTTGTTGCGTCGTAGGTTGCAGCCATTACCAGAACCCTCCTTGTATTAATTTACCGTTGGCAAAGTCTTTGACACTGAACTGCTTGCTGATCTGATCCCGAGTCTGCATTGGCAATAGCGTGATGCTGATTTCAATCTTGGTAGGAACATATGTGGCTCTGGCAGTGTTGGCCACTGTTTGAGTAATTGGTGACTGAGTCGGCTTGGTTGGAGGTGCGCCAAAGAACACTCCCACAGAATTCAAAATAGATTGACGTGCTTGTTGTCCACTGAATGGTGTGGGAGAGCTCAGTGCAGCAGCTCGACGGTTCAACAGGTCAGTGCCGTAGTTGTTGGGATTGTTGGCACGAATATAGTCCACATCACTGGGCAAGCTGTAACTAAAATTTGTGACCACACAAGGATGACCAGCAAATTGAAAATCACCAAATCCTGACAGATATACCAAGGGCGGTGGTGCACCTCGTTGTGAATCTTTGCCGTAGAACATCTTGGTCACTGAACGAAAGAAATGGATCACTGCCAGCATGTACGCAGCTTCGCTGGTGTCTTGTGCAGTGAACATTCCACGGATGATGACATCTTGTACTGAGCTATTTTGATAGAATGCACCGCGATAGTTAGAATGTGTCAGCTCAGTTTTGGTATAGTTGGCCACATAACTGGTTTCAATTGTGGGAGTATATGGAAATACCACACCGTCTGTTTTGGCCAACGGTGCCAGTATGCCCTGTTCTGCTGGTGATGCTTTGTACAAGTAATCAGCACCTATGCTCAGGCTCAGTCGTACACGCCAGTCATCATTGCTGGGTTGTTTGTACCGAGCTTGCAGTGTGGCCTGATTGATAGCACTTTTTTGTGCAGCATTTGCTTGTCGATCTAGTATTTCTTCATCAGACAGGCCGCCAGGATTTCGTCGTGCAAGTATTTCGTCATCAGACAAACCAGGATCTTGTGAGGTATCAACTGGTTCAGCTTCGGTTGCGGTCTCGGCTAATTCTTGTCGATTGAGTTCTTGTTCTCTTTCTAATCTTTCAGCTTCAAATGGATCATCTTCAGGATCAACATCTGCAGGTTCAAACTCCACTGGTTCATCATTGAATTGTTGTTCTCTTTCTAATCTTTCAGCTTCAAATGGATCATCTTCAGGAGAAACTGGTTCAGGTTCGTTGGCCTCTACTGCTAACTCTTGACGATTGAGTTCTTGTTCTCTTTCTAATCTTTCAGCTTCAAATGGATCATCCTCGGGGTCAACATCTGCAGGATCAAACTCTATTGGTTGATCATTGAGTTGTTGTTCTGCATCCAGTCTGCTTTGTTCAAATGGATCTTCCTCGGGGTCAACATCTGCAGGTTCAAACTCCACTGGTTCATCATTGAGTTGTTGTTCTGCTTCAAGTCTGCTTTGTTCAAATGGATCTTCCTCGGGAGAAACTGGAGGTGGGGTAATGCCAACTCCGCTGTAGGCTGCATAGCCGTCAGCATTGGCATCAATTACCAATTCATTTTCATTTATATTGCTTTGACTTAGTTCAATATTATTAGTATTGGTTGCAATATTTTGCTCAGCTTGGGCAATAACTGCTGCATTTTCAGCATTGTTAGCTTCTAACACTGCTCGTCGAGATTCTGATAAATTATCGTCAGCCAGTTCAGCATTGTTTTGTGCAATAATAGCTTGTGCATCAACAACAGACTGTTGATTTGCTAAACTGGCCGCTTGACTCTGCTGTATATTGGCTTGAGATATTTCAATCTGTTGTTGAGCGCCAACAATGTTTTCTAAATTTTGTGTGCCTAAGCCGCCTTGCCCTTCAGTTAATAATTCTTGTGCGGCGGCAGCAGTTGGTGCTGTGTTTGGTGGCGGCAGGCCAGAGGCAACAGGTGGTGCAGTGCTAGGGTTAGATGCATTGGCAAACGACCGAGTAGCAGCTAACTGAGTTTCGTTTTGCTGTGATAACTGTTGATCAGTTTCGGGATTCACTGCTTGATTAGTGCTGCTGGTCCCTGTAGTAACTGTTTGTGTGGTTGTTGTAGTATTGGGTACAGTGGTTATTGTTGGCGGCGTGCTTGCTTTGAGCTCAGTTTGCCCGTTTACTAGTGCTGTTCTTTGATCGTTGAGTTCAGATTGTTTGGCTATTCTGGCTTGATTTTCTTCCGGAGTCAGTGGCGGAAGTCCTTGCTTTTTTCTAGCAAACGGACTGGGATTGTCTTTGTTAAATGCGTCAATTTCAGCTTGTTTGGCATTGATTGCTGGCTGAACTGCTTGACTTGATGCTGTGGATACTTTTGGGCCTGCAGTAATGGTTGTTGATCCGCCGCCGCTCACAGTTTCTGTGCTGGTTGTGACATAGTTAATTGGCGTTACTTTGCCAGGTGGATTTTTGGCTTCTACCTGAAAATCAACTTGTTCAAAGTTTGATGATGACTCTAGACCTCTGTCAAATCTAGCATTTTCTGCTGCATCAGCAGCACTTATGTTGTCATAATCGACACCAGCAACTTTGTTGGATCCTTGCACGTCAGCGCCCATGGTGCCGGGGTTTGGATTCCTTGTTCCATCAGCATTGAATTTTCCACTGATTACATAATTTCCGTCACCCAACGGTATTCCTGCTTGAGCGGCAGCGGCATCTTCACTTAGTCCTTGTTGACGAAGTTTATTAAACGTTGCTGCTTTTTTTGGATCGTACGGCTGTGCCATGATTATTTTCCTATACCTTATTTACCCAAAAAATAAACCACATAGTTTATAGAAAGGTTGACAACTGTTGTAAAAGTGCTACAATAAGTACACATTAGGAGATTCCGACAACTATGTCTTTACTACCCAAAGCGGCTCCCCGCGTTAACTATCTCAACAACAGAGATATCCTCAAAGAAATACATGCCAGCAAAAACACCTACTGCTGGTATCGAGACCGAGACCTGGATCATCAATACGATCTTATTTTGCCCACAGTTGACAAGATCAACCAGCGCACTATTGTGGAAGCTCGTAAAAATCGTGCAGATCGTATCAAACGAGAAACTGGCCAAGTGATTGATCAGAAAAAGATTGCCAACACTGATCTGGTGTTTCGCATCACCATGTGGGATCATATTCCCATGGCTCCCAAAAAGATCACCAAAGCAGAAGCCAAAAAACGCAAGCTAGAAGAAATTCTAGATCTTGATGATGTCACTGAAGATGATCCATTGGCTGACTTAGTTGACGAGCCAGTGCTGGACATGAATCATGTGAGACTGAACTTTCCACCATTTGAACACTATCGACTAAACGAAGACAAAACCACATTCATGGTGGGTCGCAGTCACTGGAAGGGCGACTTGGCAACAGGTGAATTTTGTAGAGATCATGGCAGCATGACTCGAAAATTGGCCATGATGTTTATGAAACTGTGCGAACGCTATGCCACTCGTTCAAACTGGCGTGGTTATACCTACAACGAAGAAATGCGCGGCCAAGCACTGCTACAGCTATCACAGATTGGCCTGCAGTTTGATGAAAGCAAAAGTCAAAATCCATTTGCCTACTACACTGCTGCCATCACCAACAGCTTTACTCGTATCTTGAACATTGAAAAGAAAAATCAAAACATCCGTGATGACATTCTGGAAATCAATGGCCTAAACCCATCCTGGACTCGTCAGAACTCTGGAGCCAAAAGTATGGCAGCCATGTCCGGACCGGTTGCAAGTAGCCTGGACGATGCATTACAATCAGTTGATGAGCAATCTATTTAAAAAAGCAGCCGTCTTTACTGATATTCACTTTGGACTCAAGTCAAACAGTCAACTTCACAACGAAGACTGTTTGACCTTTGTGAAGTGGGCCACTGCCAAGGCTCGGGAGCAAGGTTGTGAAACTTGTTTGTTTCTGGGTGACTGGCACAACAATCGATCCAGTCTAAACATTGTTACGCTGAACTATAGCCTGCAAGCCTTGGAGCACATGAATGACAACTTTTCCGCAGTGTATTTCATACCCGGCAATCATGACTTGTACTATCGTGACAAGAGAGATATCCAAAGTGTAGAGTGGGCCAAACATCTTCCAAACGTACACATCTGCAATGACTGGTTTGACAGCGGTAACGTTGTTATTGCTCCTTGGCTTTGTGGGGATGATCATAAACGCATACCCAAACTAAACGGCAAATACATGTTTGGGCACTTTGAGCTGCCTGGATACATGATGAACGCCATGGTGGCCATGCCAGATCACGGCGAGGTACAAAGAGAAGACTTCACCGGTTTTGAACATGTGTTTACCGGACACTTTCACAAACGACAGACCAAAAAGAACATTACCTACATCGGCAACTGTTTTCCACACAACTATGCCGACGCCGGTGATGACGAGCGTGGCATGATGATTCTGGAATGGGGTCAGGAACCTGAGTTTCATGCTTGGCCTGACCAACCCCGATATCGCGTGTATGGCCTGGCCAACCTGATTGATAATGCTGCTGCTTTGCTTGTGCCCAAGATGCATGTGCGAGTCAACCTTGACATTGAGATCAGCTACGAAGAAGCCAACTTTATCAAAGAAACATTTGTTCGAGATTATAATCTGCGTGAAATGGCCTTGATTCCAAACAAAACTTCTGGGGTAGGCGAAGACCTTGCGCCTGGCGAAGTCAAATTTGAATCTGTAGATCAAATTGTTACAGATCAAATTACCAACATTGAGTCAGAGTTCTACGATAACAAACTGCTGCTGAAGATCTATCAAACTCTATGATTCACATTAAAAATTTAACTGTCAAAAACTTCATGAGTGTGGGCAATGCCACACAAGGCATTGACTTTAACCGCAATGATCTTACATTGGTACTGGGCGAGAACCTGGATCTAGGCGGTGACGGCAGTCGCAACGGCACAGGCAAAACCACAATCATCAATGCACTAAGCTACGCCTTGTATGGCAATGCCCTAAGCAACATTCGCAAGGACAACCTTGTGAACAAGACCAATGGCAAGGGCATGATGGTTAGTCTGGACTTTGGTGTGAACGGGGTGGACTACAAGATCGAACGAGGGCGCAAGCCTAATGTGTTGCGATTCTTTGTGAACAACGAAGAAAAAACAGCAACCGACGAAGCACAGGGTGATTCAAGAGAAACACAAGACGCCATTGAACGTGTGATTGGCATGAGCCACGACATGTTCAAGCACATACTTGCACTGAACACTTACACTGAGCCCTTCCTGAGCCTAAAGTCCAATGAGCAACGCACTATCATTGAGCAGTTGTTGGGTATCACACTGTTGAGCGAACGAGCTGACCGTATCAAAGAGCTCAACAAGCAAACCAAGGACGCTATCACACAAGAAGAAATGCGTATTCGAGCTGTGCAAGAAGCCAACAAACGTATTGAAGAACAAATTGAAAGCCTGCGAAAACGACAACGTCTTTGGACTGCCAAACGAGCAGAAGATGTGGCACAGTACACACAGGCCATTGCAGATCTTGAACACATCAACATTGAGCTAGAAGTCAGTGCTCATCGAGAACTGGTGGTGTTTCATCAACGCAAGACCGCAATTGACGAGGCCACCCGATGGATACGCAGCATTGATGCAGACGATGCCAAACTTGTCAAAACCAAAACCAAGCTGACTGAGGAAATTGCATCCTTGGACAACCACAAGTGCTATGCCTGCGGATCAGACATTCACGACACCAAACAAGACGAGATTCGTGTGAGCAAACAAAATGCCTTGCAAGAAGCAGCACTGCAACTGCTGACCAACGACACTCAGCGCCTGGAACATCAGGACACATTGAAACAACTTGGCGAGCTGGGCAAGGCCCCCACAGTGTTTTATGACACACTGGAAGACGCATTGAATCATAAAAATTCAGTGGACAGCTTGCAAAAGAGTCTGGCCTCAAGATCTGCTGACACTGATCCATATGACGAACAAATCAACGACATGCAAAATCAAGCACTACAATCGGTTGCATATGACACTGTGAACGAATTAACTCGAGTGCAAGATCATCAGGACTTTTTGCTCAAGCTGCTGACCAGCAAGGACAGTTTTGTTCGCAAGAAGATCATTGATCAGAACTTGAGTTATCTCAATGCAAGACTCACACACTACTTGGATCGCATTGGATTGCCACACACTGTGAAGTTTCAAAATGATCTCTCAGTCAGCATCGAAGAACTGGGTCGTGAACTGGATTTTGACAACCTAAGTCGTGGTGAGCGTAACCGACTGATCTTGAGCATGAGCTGGGCGTTTAGAGATGTATGGGAAAGTTTGTATTCGCCTATCAACCTGCTGTTTATTGATGAACTGATTGACAACGGCTTGGATACACAAGGTGTTGAATCCAGCCTTGCGCTGCTGAAAAAGATGAGTCGAGAACGTAACAAAAGCATTTGGCTAGTGAGTCATCGAGATGAACTAGCAGGCCGTGTTGAAAACATTCTCAAAGTTGTGAAAGAAAACGGGTTTACTAGTTACAATACGGATGTAGATCTTGCGTGATATAAAAGTCTTACACCTAGAACCTACGGATGTATGCCAAGCGGCATGTGCCTTGTGTGCTAGAGAAACTGATGCTGATTTTCGTAAGGATCGTCAGCATCATCTCACAGTGGAGCAGATCCTTGAACACTTCCCTAACGAGCAAATTGCACAACTTGACAAGATGTTCATGTGTGGCAACTATGGCGATCCTGCTGCTGGCAAACATACTCTGGACATTTACAATTATTTTAGAAGTCAAAACCCCAACATCACTCTGGGAATGAACAGCAATGGTGGCATACAAACCACAGTTTGGTGGCATGCATTGGGTACCATATTCAATCAACCACTGGATTATGTTGTGTTTAGTATTGACGGATTGGCTAGCACAAACGAAACATATCGAAAGAATGTCAAGTGGTCCAAGCTAATGAATAATGCACAGGCATTTATAGAAGCAGGTGGGTCAGCACACTGGGACATGCTGGTTTACCGACACAATCAACATCAAGTCGACGAGTGTGAACAACTGGCTCAAGACATGGGGTTTACTTGGTTCCGTGCCAAGATCAGCAAGCGTGGATTTACAGATAGACTTGAAGCACCAATAGGATGGCAGTTTCCGCAAGTTGTTTCTGCCACTGTCGATTGTCATGCACTTCGAGAACAAAGTGCATATATTGACGCACAAGGTAACATGAGTCCTTGCTGTTGGTTGGGGTCAAGACAACGAGATTTTGTCACAGATTTTGACAGTGTTCAGAATTCGTGGAATAGTTCACAACCCAATATTGTTTGTTTAAACACATGCGGATCCAAGGACGGAAGTTCAAGTTTTAGTAACCAATGGCAAAGAGAGACAGAATTAAGAGAGGCAACTTTTTAATGTAATTTTGAACCCAGGCATAACTATAGTGCAAAGGTAATACAACAGATTCCGCATGACATGGCTTTATCAAAACACCCCAGTCGAGACACTGCCCGAAGAATGCATAGGATTTGTTTACCTGATCACCAATAATCTTTCTGGTCGCAAGTACATAGGCAAAAAACTAGCTAAATTTTCAAAAACAACATATAAAACAGTCAAGCAAAAAAACGGCATCAAGAAAAAAAAGAAAATTAGAACCAAAATTGACAGTGATTGGCGCGACTACTACGGTTCAAGCGAAAATCTAACTGTTGATGTAAACACCTTAGGCACCGAAAACTTCACCAGAGAAATACTTTACTATTGCACATCAAAAGCACAATGCAGTTACATTGAAGCTAGAGAACAGTTCAATCACAAAGTATTAGAATCTACAGATTATTACAATGGCCAGATCTCAGTTAGAGTTCATGGCTCACACATCATAAACAAAATTTAAGGCAACACAAACGACACTGTGCCGAATGTTTGGTTCGGCTCCATTGAGGAACGGTGAGATACCCGGTCTGGACTTGGACGTCAAAGGCAATTGCTAACTTAAGGCAACAAATGGTCGGGGCTCTGTGAAACAGATACAACCCCTGCTTATAGGACTTGGATCTTGATCGGGTTACTAGGGTTCCGTTGATATGTGAAGCTTGAGTAGGGGGTACCGGTCAACCGCCTCCGCGTAGGAAACTACAATCTCATTATTATAGATGACTGCTGTCACTCAGATGATGCTTTCAATTCACCGTGCATACGGTGAATTATGACCACAGTATCTAGATGATACTTAGTTCAGTTTCGTAATTAAACTTAATAACATTGACGAGCATAGCGAGTCAATAGAACTTCGCATTGCGAAGTTCTGCATTAGTGATGTATATTGGGTTCTAATAATTTGTGCAAATCTTGTGTGTTGCTGGGGAACTTTGCCAACTGCCATGTTTTTAAATTTAGATTGTGCCTGACTATCAATGCATTCTGTATTAATGCTTCATGAAAGATGTTTAAATTAAATCGGTCAAGTATCATATATCTATTGTTAACTATGCTATCAATAATTCTGTCAAAGTGCCTACTGAATTGTGGTTGATGATTTTTTCGCCATTTGTCCCAGATAAGTTGCCAAGATTCAAGTTTGTTTATATCTACCGGTAATTTTAAAAATTGACAAATTTCTACTATTACTAACGGTAAGTCGTTCCATATGTCATCGGTGGTATAGTACAAGTGCGGAAGATGTTGATTGTACCATGTTGAAATATTATAATTTGTTTGTGTTTTTAAAATTAATGCTAGTTTCTCTCGTTGATCCCATATATTGGAATCAAACTGTGTGCCTGTGATTTTGAAAAAAGTTTTTTCAAAATTGCTATACAGCGTATGCGAATCTGATACATCGTACCCATTCCAATCTAACGGAAATCTATTATTATAAAAAATGTTCAACAGATCGCTGTGATAATAGTCAAACACTACTAGTGGAATTTGTTGTTCTTGACAGTACGATAACATCTTTTTTGAATCAGTTGCTATATATTTGTGTGCCTGAGTCCGTTGTTGAACTGTAGATTCTTCTATAGTTCTGTTAAACAATATATTTGTTGCATTATTCATTTCTAAATTTGCAAGATATAAGTTAACAACTGGTATATCTTGCACATTTCTTAGAGTGTGAATAGTATTTTTTAAAGAGTCAAATCCTTTTACTATGAATGACGGATATTGATGCCAAGCAGTAGAGGTTGATTCCTTGGCGTCCATGTGTACTATTTTAGAATTGTTTGCCAAATAGGTTATTTGATTGCAAATATAATACAAACTCCAGTTGATAAAATGTCCACCAGTGTTATGGTATGGCAAAAATAGTATGTTGATTTTACAAGATTGCATCTGGCCAATCTCTAAACAAGGCATGTTGAATGTCACCCGAAACAAACTGATTGAAACTTTTGTGTTTGACTTCGAGTTCGCCTTCTAAGGGTGCTACTCGTTTAAAAGCTTCGTCCATTTGTGCCATGCCTGTGAACTCCATTATGATCATCCATTCTGGCATGTCGGCAATACTGCGAAATCCCATCTTGCAACGTGTGATTCTGTAGCTTTCCATCCGGCCTTCAGAAATCAAATGATCAAAGAAACTTTTCATTCCGTTGACCCATTCAAGGTCTGAAATGTTGCCTTCTTTGTTTGCCCAAATTGTGTATAAGTCTGCCATGTGTTTACTCCAGTGGTCCTAGTATTTCAAACCCGTCCATGCTGGATTTGTACAAGTGTGCTTGTTCGAGATACAGGTATTGGAACCCTCGAGCTTTGTAGATAGCACACTCTGCTTTCATTGTTTCTATACCCAATCTCAATCGGGGTTGATGATATGTCCATGCAAATTGATCACACAAGGCATTGTGCAGATCAAACTTGCGAATCAGCGAAAACGCTACTAGTCGGTCTTGATCGTAGTAGCCAATGATTTCTGCCATTGGGTCTGAATAACGACTATGGAACATAGGCATTACACTAGCAAAGTGTTTGTAGATGCAATAGGTTCTGTATATGTCATCCAGCTTGGCCAACACATCAGGTTCTCTACTGGTGATGTACTGCCAAGACACAGCAGGCGTGTAATTGGTCTTGCTCAGGTCAATTCTAGCAAACTGATAGCTCATGATCTAGGATCCTGTCTATGATTGAACAGTGTTGCGAGATAATCATCAGGCCAGGAGTCGTAAAATCCTTTGTGATGCATTTGCGCTGCTGCTGTGTTCAGTTTGCTGAGACTTTGCAACATGGCCAGGGCATAGGTGCCTTGATTCATGCTGATGCCGTTGACAATTTCAGGGTCAGCAGGATGATCTTCTAACACCAACAAATCATTTGCTAGTAAAAATTCGCGATTGGCCTGGTCTAGGCTAGAATGGAATGTGGTATAGTCCCATTCTGCAGGATCATAAGCATACACTATGACTTCTGCTGTGCCTAGGCCGTCTCTGCAGCGGGTGAATAGATCAAAATATGGGTCTGACCCGACAACAACTTTGACTGTGCCCGACAGTCGTGCTTTTCTAGCAAATGGGCAAGGAGCCCAATTGCCCAGTGCAGGATGTGGAACTTCTACAAAGTTCTCTACCCAGTGCAGGATATCTTGAGTGACTTGATCAATGTCTAACATTAGAAAAATGGCAGTTTGCTTTTCTTGGTAGTTTCCAAGTTGTCTTTGATAATAGCCGAAATCATCTTGCGTTCGTTTGGACTCAAGGCCAGCACTTGATCATAAGTTATGCCACCACGCATGTACCATGACATTTTTAAACTTTCATTTCGGATACTATCGGCCTCCCGCTCCATGCCGTCCACTATGTCGGCAATTTCCTGGGCATTAGATGTCAGGAGGCGGGTGCGAAAAAACTTGTCATATCCAAGGTCAAGGGCTGTTCGTAGACGTTATCGCATTCGGTGCAAGTGATACCAACTGGTTTGATTTCAGAATTTTGACGCAGTTCAATCACACGGTCTCGTATCTTGGTAAACAAGGCTCGATCGCAGTTTTTCAAAAAGTCGTCAATGAATTCAGGCTCACTCACAATAGCAGCCGGAGTTCGAATACTGGCAATACTCCACTTGAGTGCTTTGAGTGTAAGCTCAGTGATGTTCTTCAAGACTTCTTGCATTCTAAGAATTTTTTCTTTTTCTTCCATGTCTGCTGTTGGCAACAGTTGCATTATTTTTTGTTCTTCAAACTGCTCTTGATTGGTCATGTTTTGACTCTCGTAGCTCATGGGGCAGAATGTAATGGTCAAGTCACCATGCACCATTGGTTCATCAAAATCTGCACTTTTCAACTGATCCAACACAGTTCGCAGATCTAACACATAATCATCTTCGTGTGTGCAATTGGGGCATTTGGTGCCAATTTCAAGTTCATGTCCGTAGCTGGCAATTCGTATGGCAGTCAAAATTGCATTGAGATCCGGCTGCGGAATTTTCCAAGCATCTTTGATACTGGGCACACAACTTTGTATCACACTAACCACTGCTTGCCCGTTGAACAGGCCGTCGGGAGTTCTGTAGGTGATTTCGTCAATGGCAGTCATGGGCAACACAGGCAGTTCTCCATTGGCCGGTAGGTCTAGTGAGCCTGAAGGCCAGTGCCGGCCGCCAGTGGGTAATCGCAAGTAAATTGCAGGCTGTCTAAAGTATTGTCGCAGCGGGTTAGAAATCTGGGTCATAGAATACCTATAAATATAGTTCTACTTATGGGCAACAAAAATGGCTGAAATAAATCGCGAATCGCAAGAGTTTGCTGAGATAATGGCGCAGGTCAATCGAGAGATGCGAATGTACGGGGAATTACACGTCTCCACAGCTGAGCGTCTCAAAGACGCTGAAATGAAAACCAAATATGGCTTAGACGGCTTTAGTAAGGCATCTGGCATGGGTGCTGATGCTCTTTCAAAATTGGGCTCAGCGGCATTCAATTCTGGAAAAGCTCTACTTGACGGCAAAAAAGGTGCTGCTGCACTAAACAGCACTTTAGACGATTTAACCGATTCAGCCAAGTTGGCAGCAGTTGCCCTTACTTTGCTGGTACCTGGCGGCCCATTGATCAAAGGTTTGATGGCTGGCATAGGATTGCTCACGGTATCTTTTTTAGAAGCAGGTAAAAAGTACACACAAGCTGCCAATACCATGAGCGATCAGCTGTACAAAGGCTATCAAGATCTAGCTCAATCAGGTGCTGCTGCCAGCGATGGCATGACTGGACTGTTCAATGATGCCAAGAAGCTTGGTTTGAGCATGAACGAGATTGGTCAGTACACTGAACTGATCGCAGCAAATTCCAAAGATCTTGCGTTATTTTCAGGTAGTGTATTCGAAGGCCGCAAACGATTTGCTGACATGGGCGAAGCAATGGAGCCGTTCAAAGAGTCGTTGATGAATGCTGGCCTGAGTCAAGAGCAAATTAACGCTGGATCAATGGCTTATTTGAGAATACAAACTCGCACAGGTGCTGCACAAAATAAAACCACAGAAGAGCTAGCAGCAGGCGCAAAAAAATATTTAAACGAACAGGACTTGTTGGCTAAAGTTACAGGTCAGTCTCGCAAAGAGATGGAAGATCAGCAGGCTCGAGCTTTGCAGCAACAACAATTTGCATCCAAAGTTCGAGAACTAACAAAAGCAGGCCAAACAGAAGCAGTTGACAGATTAATGGCATTAAATTCAATGTATAGTGCTATGGGTCCAAAAATGGCTGCTGCTTTTCAGGCATCTGTTACTGGAAACTATGCTAATGCTGACGCAATTGAGGTTGGTATTGCTAGTCAGAATGAAATGATGCGTACAACTGACATGGTTATTAAAAACCAGATGTCAGTAGCTGAAGCAGCACAAAAAACAGGTAAAACAATTGGCAAGTTCAATGATGATGTTAACATTGGATTAGCTGGAGTAAATGCAAGCATTGGTGATTTTTCAGAGTTTGAAAAAGCTCGACAAATGGCCGACGGCGATATTGTTGCAAACATGAAGAAGGCCGATGACGAACGTAAAAAGCAAGGAATGGACGGTAGCAAAGCAGCAGACGCAGCAGTGCAAGCACAAACGGATCTGGTTCTCATGCAACAAAAAGGCAATAAAGCAGTAGAACAATTTGTATTTGCTGGAGTGGTACCTGCTACCAAGGCCATGACTGTATTGGTTGAAAAAACTACTTTAGCTGCTGGTGCAATGGCCAAAATGTTTGGCGTAGGTGTTGGGCCACAAGCAGCTACAGCAGCAAGCACTGGACCGTCAACAGACGAAGCAAGAAAGACAGTCGCAGCAGCAACAGAAAAAGCCAAAGCAGATGCAGAGCGAGCAAGAGCAGCAGAAAAAGATGCTGCATTAAGCAAAGAACAAAAAGAAGCTATCAAAAAACAAGCAGCTGACAGTGCTCGGGACATGATGAATGAAACCAATGCTCTGAGAGCAGCAGCTCAGAGAGAAAAAAATGCCGAAAGAACTGCACGTCGTGCTGGTACGGCTGCACCAGCAGGTGGAGGAGCAGCACCAGCAGCAGGTGGCGGCGCAACACCTGCAAGCGGCGCAGCACCTGCAAGCGGCGCAACAACACGATCAATGGCTCCAGCAGGCGGATCACCTCCTCCATCAGCCGGTTCACCCGACGGCCAACCGGGAAAAACTACGCCTGCAGCAGGTGGTGCTGGTAGTCTCAAAATAGGCCCAAACGCAGACATGTCTGGCGTTATACCAGAGATGGTTTCAAGATTGGAACAATTTGCACAAGCATCTGGCAAATCAGTGGATGTAAACAGTGCTTATAGATCTGACCAGAAGCAGGCAGAACTCTGGGTCAGAGGCAACATACTCAAGGAGCCAGGTATCCTTATGCCTGCTGCTCCAAAAGATGATCAGGAAATAACCTACAAAGGCAAGACTTATCAAGTCAAGGGACAAGGCCGAGGCAGCTTACACGGTGTTGGTAATGCAGTAGATATCAGTGTAGCAGGCATGGGAAAAAGCAAAGGACCCATAGACGAGCTATTGGCCAATGCTGGTTTATTCCGTCCTTTTATTGCTAACGACCACCCTCATGTGCAAATGATGGCAGACGGCGGCATAGTCAAGGCGTCCAATGGCGGAACTCCGGCTATCATTGGAGAAGGCGGCAGAGACGAAGCAGTAATCCCATTAAAAGATGGTGCTGTGCCTGTAAGTTTGAATTTGAAAGATGCACTGAATACTCCTAGCATGGGCGGATACAATGAGTATGCAGGTTACAATATGGGACCAATGTCCACTGACATTGAGGCAGTTAAAAAACTTGCGGAAGCAGTTGGGGCATTTGACAAAACCAGTCAAATAATTACAGATCCTGCTACCTGGAAACAAATTCTATCGTCTGGTCTGGCCACCAACTATAAATTGGTCAATGCCGAACTTGGTACCAAGGCTCTTCCGGGGATAGACCAAGATATGGCTGACCGATTGAAAGAAATTAAAGAACAAGGCAATACCACCACAGAAGCAGCACTCAAACAGGTTGGTGAAGAACTCATAAAAGGCATGAGCAGCATGGCAGAGAAGTTTGCTGTGACAATGACCGGTCGTGCCCTGTCGATGGATTCCTCTGAAATAGCACCCCTGTTGCAAGAACTTGTATCTGCCACCAAAAACGGTGTGGATGTACAGCAAAAGATACTGGCATCCAGCTACTAACACGGTAAATAACTTACTATGGCAGAACAACAATCCTGGAAAAAATATTTCAAAGTGGCAGACACGTCTGGCCAGCTGAGTCCTATATCGGGAAAAAATCAGTTTGGCCTAAACGGGTATCCCAAAAACGACGGAAACAATTCAGGAGTACAAGCAGACTTTGTGTTTCGTAACTATGCCAGTCGATTGCCAGAAGTGTATTCGGGTCATCCCAACCGAATTGAACGTTACAACCAGTACGAAAACATGGACATGGATTCAGAAATCAATGCATGTCTGGATATCATTGCTGAGTTTAGCACACAGCCCAACCAGTCAAATGGCACACCATTTGAAGTAGACTACAAAGACAAACCCACAGACCACGAAGTAGACATTATTCGCAAGCAGTTGCAACAGTGGGTCAAGCTGAACAAGCTGG